CACGGTTTGGCGGCTGACCTTTCGACCTAACCAGCAACAAGGAACGGGGGCGGAAACGCTCCCGTTTTTACATGGAATCAAAACTTTTCGAGCATGATCCACTTCTTGGCCTAACGCGCATTTGGCATTACGACGAGGCTACAGACACAGCGGTGATTGAAACGATTCAAGACGCAACACCGATTGTTGAAACTAACAAAGCAGAGTTTTCCGCCATCGACGAACGCGCCAGGTGGGACGGTGAAGGTCTTGGTCTGCGAGTTGCATCCATCCCCATGAACATCTACATGGACTTGGTGAGCAAGGGCATCACGCGCACAGAAAAAGATTTTAAGAAGTGGCTCAATGATCCCGATAACCGATTTTTCAGGACTCGACCAGGAAGGGTGTAATGGATAAGAAACGAATGATTAGTGTATGCGTCCCTGCAAGGGACGAAGTGCATTCAGACTTTGCGTTTGACCTTGTAAACGCTGTTGCGTTTCATGTGGCGCACAACCCGCATGACGTGGTGAACGTCAACATCTCCAAGGGGACATTGCTTGTAAGCCAGCGTTCAGAATTGGTGATGACCGCCATGGAAAACAACGCTGATGTGGTGCTGTTTATTGATAGCGACATGCGCTTTCCGCAGGACACCATTGGCCGAATGCTTGAGCGTGATTTGCTCGTACTCGCTGCCAATTGCCCGCGCAGGCGAATGCCCGTTGGACCCACGGCTGCGAATTACGATACAGAAACACAGCGCAAGGTTCCTGTCTACACGGGCGAACACGACACGGGCGTTGAGCAAGTTGATGCGGTTGGAACGGGCGTCATGATGATTGACACGAACGTGTTTCGCGCTATCGAGATGCCTTGGTTTGCTACGCCATGGGATGTGGCGGCTAAAGGCTACATGGGCGAAGACATCTATTTTTGCAAGTTATTGCGCGACAACAACATTCCGTTGTATATTGATCATGACCTGTCCAAGCATATTGGACACATTGGAACCTGGGAATACAAGCATCAGCACACCTGGGCAATCCGTCCGCAAGAAGACGCGTATCGCGCATCTATCGGTCTGAAGACCGAACTTCGCAAAAAGGACGCTGCCTGACATGGCGCTTGGTACTTTCGCACAGTTAAAAACATCCATTGCGGATTGGTTGAACCGATCCGATTTAACGTCTGTCATTCCCGATTTCATTACATTGGCGGAAGCCGAGTTCAATCGAACCGTCCGTGTTCGCCAAATGATTGTTCGTGCCAACGCTACCCTTGATAGCGAATACACGCAATTGCCATCCGATTTTCTGGAAATGGAAAATCTTGTGTTGCTCTTGACAACGCCAACCAAATTGGAGTTTTTGAGCGATGAACAAAGCGATGACTACTTTACGCGTTACTTTTCGGCGGCTGGCACGCCGCGTTACTACACGATTGTTGGCGATACGTTCAAAGTTGTGCCATCGCCTGCAACAGATACAACAGAAGTTCAGATGACGTATTACGGGAAGATCGCTGCGTTATCTGACAGCAATACAACGAATTGGTTGCTCACCAAGCATCCAGACCTATATTTGTACGGTTCACTGCTGCAAGCCGCGCCTTATCTGCAAGATGATGCGCGAATTGCAGTGTGGAACGCCGCATACCAACGCGGCATTGATGCAATGATGATGGAGCAAGCACGCTCCAATTACAGTGGCACCACGCCACGCGTTCGTGCCAAACCGATGGGGTAAACCATGGCAAATTCATTTTCCGACTATCTTGAAAACAAAGTGCTTGCGCATGTGTTTGGCGGATCAGCCTACACAGCACCAGCAACGATTTATGTGGGCTTGTTTACGTCCGATCCTGGTGAGTCAGGGTCAACGGGTGAAGTATCAGGCAATGGCTATCTTCGCCAATCTATGGCGTTCACGGTAACCGATGATGCCTGCACAAACACATCAGCCGTTGAATTTCCAACCGCAACGGGTTCATGGGGAACGATCACTCATACGGCACTGTATGACGCATCAACATCCGGCAATATGCTTGCGGTAGGGCAACTTAGCGCTTCCAAGGGTGTTGGTTCAGGCGATGTGTTCCGATTTGCTGCTGGTTCGTTTGATATTACATTGGCATAAGCGTGGCAGCAACGTACGGCACAGGTTCCTACGGTACGGGTGCATATAGCACTGGAACCAACTATGTTGATGGCGCAGTAACGATTAACGCAGCCGCCACTGTTTCAACGGCTGGCGTATTGATCAAGCAGGGTGCAGTAGCAGTTAATGCTGCTGCAACGGTTTCACCGGCGGGTGTTGCAATCCGCCAATCGGATGTGGCGATTAGCGCCGAGTCGAGCGTTTCGTCGGTTGGCGGCATTGTTTATCTTGGCGAAGTGGCAATAAACGCAGAATCGCTTGTTTATCCTAATGGTGGTTTTTATATTATTGGCGGATCGGTTCAAGTCAATGCAACATCAACTGTATCTGTAACAGGCGGCTTAAAGTGGGCCGCAGTAACGGTTCCTTCAAAGACATGGACGCCGCAAGTTTCACCTTTTAGAGAGGCAGCATAAATGGCTGATACCACGACAACCAATTTGCAGTTGACCAAACCAGAGGTTGGCGCATCAACCGACACTTGGGGCAACAAGTTAAACACAAACCTTGATTCGATTGACGCAATCTTTTCAGCGTCAGGCACAAGCGTTTCGATGAACGTTGGTAGCGGCAAGACGTTAACGCTTGGCGGCAACATGACCGGATCGGGAACGATCAACGGCGTATCAATCGGTCAATCGCTTGCCGGTGCTGGGTCATTCAGCACGCTTTCTGCGTCAGGCAATGTGACGTTTACGAACGCGCCAATTCTGTCATCGCTTACAGCGTCAAAGCCTGTATTTACGGACGCTAGCAAAGGGTTGAGTTCGTCGGGTACGGTGCCATTGAATCAAGGTGGCACTGGCGAAACAACAAAAACGGCAGCGTTTGATGCTTTAGCGCCAACAACCACCAAGGGCGATTTGATCGTTAGCGATGGCGGCGACAACATTAGGCTTGCCGTTGGCACGAACAACTATGTACTCACAGCCGATAGCGCACAAACGGCTGGCGTTAAGTGGGCGGCAGTGCCTTCTGCATCTCCCGGCGGCTCAAACACGCAAGTTCAGTACAACAACAGCAGCGCTTTTGGCGGGATCACAAACGCCACGACAGACGGCACCACGCTTTCCATGACATCGCCCAAAGTCATAACCGGTATCAACGATACCAATGGCAACGAATTGCTCAAGGTCACTGCAACCGCTTCAGCAGTCAACGAATTAACACTTGCCAATGCTGCAACCGGTGGCAATCCTGTATTGAGTGCTACAGGTGGTGATACAAATATTGGTGTCACCATCACACCGAAAGGAACCGGCAACTTAGTTTTGACCAGCGGTAATTTGGTTGTTGCTGATGGCAAAGGCATTGATTTCAGTGCTACCGCAGGAACAGGTACAAGTGAGCTGTTGAGTGATTATGAGGAAGGGACTTGGACACCAAATCAGGGTGGGGGGCTAACCGTAACAGGCGCATTCAGTTCAACAGGTGTATATACCAAAGTAGGTAACCTGGTTTATGTGCGAGGGTACGTGGCAGGTGCAACAAACGTAAGTGTTACTGCTGGTGGAATTATTTCAACCAATTTGCCGTTTAGTAATGCAGGCGATGCTTGTGGTGGAAATGCCACAAGCTATAGCCTAAACCAAACGTCTGGAATTTTTATTATCGGTGGTAATGCTACAACTTTTTATGCCACATCAGCAATTACAGCAAGTAATCAAATTATTTTTGGGTTTACATATCGTGTTTAATTATCTGCATTGGATTGATGTAGACGGACGCTTAACAAAAGGAAATCAAAATGTCTTTAACAAAACAAACAGTCGTTGACCAAATCACAGTAACAGAGAACGGCATCGTTCTTTACAGAGAAGCCACTCGCATCATGGAGGACGGTAAAGTCTTAACCCAGACCTATCACCGCACATCCCTAACACCAGGGAAAGACCTCGCAAACCAACCAGAGAAGGTGGTAGCCATTGCTCAAGCAGCGTGGACACCTGAAGTGGTTGCGGCTTATCAGGCGGCACAGCAGGCTGCGTAATTGGTGAATGAACATGACCTCTGCCGATTCCGAAGCCTTAAAGCGCATTGAAGTTCACGAGGCCGTATGCGACGAACGCTATGCGCAGATCAACGCCAGGCTTAAGCGTTTGGAGATGATTCTGATGACAACGGCAGGCACAAGCATTTTGCTGTTGCTCAATTTGGCTTTGAAGCTTAAATAGCATGATGACGCTCTTATCAACGCTCTTGTCATTCTTGGCAGGGGGCGTGCCGAAGTTGCTCGACCTTTGGCAGGATTCCAAAGATAAGGCGCACGAGCTGGAACTTGCCCGTATGCAAAATGAACGTGAGCGTGAGTTAGCCGCCATGGGATTGCTTGCGCAGCAACGCATCGAAGAGATTCACACCGAACAAGTCGCGATGCAAACGCAAGCCGAAGAGATGAAAGCGTTGTACGCGCATGACATTGCGATTGGCGAAGGAACAAGCCAGTGGGTTAAGAACGCCAGAGCGTTAGTGCGTCCTGTGTTGACCTATGGCATGTTTATGCTCTTGGTATTTGTTGAGATTGGCGGATTCTGGTACGCCTGGACAACGAATGTGCCATTCGATTTGATGCTTGACCAATTGTGGGATGACGATACGCAGCAAATTTGGGCCGCGATTGTGGCCTTTCACTTTGGGTCAAGAGCCTTTGCGAAATGATCAGTCCGCTTGCCCTCCAAATGATCAAGCATCACGAAGGTGTGCGTGCGCGGCCTTATCGTTGTCCGGCGTTGCTTTGGACCGTGGGTGTGGGCCATGTCATTGACCCATCGCACATCAACGTCAAGATCGAAGAGCGTAAGGTTTTACCCATTCCACCGGGTTGGGATCGCACGTTATCTATGGCGGAGATTGACGAGATACTTGCAAAGGACTTACAACGCTTTGAGGCTGGCGTATCACGATTATGTCCTGTTGGCCTTACTCAGTCTCGCCTTGATGCACTCACATCATTTTCGTTCAATGTTGGACTAGGTAACCTTCAGCGATCAACGTTGAGAATGCGCCACAATCGCGGTGACTATACGGGCGCAGCAGTTGCCTTTAAGATGTGGACTAAAGCGGCAGGGAAAGAGTTGCCAGGGCTTGTCAAACGCCGCCGCGATGAAATGGCCCTCTACATGAGCAACCAATCATGGCACTAGTCCCTATCAAACTTCCGCCAGGCGTATTTCGCAACGGTACAGAGTTGCAAGCCTCTGGCCGATGGTATGACGCCAATCTTGTTAGATGGTTTGAAGGAACGCTTAGACCTATGGGTGGCTGGCTTCAATGGTCAAGTGCAACCGTCAGCGGCGTTCCTCGCGGCATGTTTGCATGGCGGGACAATTCAACCAATGTGTGGTTAGCCGTTGGATCAGCATCGAAACTTTACGTTTATCAGGGTGATGGTGACCAGGCTGACATTACACCAACCAGTTTTAGCGCAGGGCGCACTGACGCTACAGGCGGTGTGGGTTACGGCAATGGCGACTATGGCGAGCAAGCCTACGGAACCCAACGCTTAAACCTTGCGCAAACCGGTATATTGCCTGCCACCACATGGTCAATGGATAACTGGGGCCAATACCTTGTTGCGTGTTCCGACTACGATGGCAAATTGTATGAATGGCAACTTGACTTTGCCACGCCAACCAAAGCCGTTGCCATCACGAACGCGCCAACGAGTTGCAAGGGTTTGATCGTTTCGGAAGAGCGTTTTCTGTTCGCACTTGGCGCTAGCGGCGATCCTCGCAAAGTGCAATGGTCTGATCAAGAAGACAACACGGTTTGGACGCCAGCCGCCACTAATCAAGCGGGTGACTTTATCCTTTCAACGCCAGGCTCAATTGTTGGCGCAAGGCGTGTTCGCGGTGGCGTGTTGATTCTCACCGATGTAGATGCTCACTTTGCGCAATACCAAGGCCCACCATATGTTTACGGGTTTGAGCGTGTCGGGACAGGTTGCGGATTGGTCAGTGCAATTGGCGTAGCCACGGCAGACACCTTTGCCGCGTGGATGGGCCAATCAGGCTTTTGGATGTTTGATGGTTACACCAAACCGTTGCCATCCGATGTGTCTGATTATGTATTCAACAACATCAATCGCGGTCAGATTTCCAAGGTTAGTGCTGTTCATAATTCTAAGTTTGCTGAAATCTGGTGGTTCTATCCGTCTGGCGACAACTTAGAAATTGACTCGTATGTCATTTGGAATTACCGCGAAAACCATTGGTCGATTGGATCGTTGGTGCGTACCGTTGGAACGGGACAGGGTGTGTTTAGCGTCCCGTTGATGGCGGGATCAGATGGCAAGATTTATCAGCATGAAACAGGCTGGATTTACAGCGGTGCCGGTGGTTCGCCATACGCTGAAAGCGGACCTTATCAGATTGGTATGGGCGATAACACCCTTGTGGCGAAACAACTCATTCCTGATGAAAACACATTGGGCGATGTAACCGCAACATTCAAAACACGTCTATATCCAACGGGCAATGAACTAACTTACGGTCCTTATTCGCTTGCCAATCCAACATCGATTCGCTTGCAGGGCAGACAAATGAAGGTTCGCGTCAATAGCAACAACAATGTTGATTGGCGTGTTGGCGTATTTCGATTCGACGCTCAAGCTGGCAGCAAACGATGAAACTTCCGCGTCCAACGAGCGATTACGATCAAGCGTCTGAGCTGTCACTGCGTCGAGCACTTGAATTAGCTGACTCATTGAACCGTAAAAAGAACGCTGATATTGAATTAGGGCAAAACGAAAAAGTGATTATTCGCTCGCCTAACGGCACGCGTTATTACCTGGCAGTTTCAAATGTTGGCGTGTTGAGCGCTACCACGATGTGAGGCAATCATGGCAACCTTGAAAGAACAAATCGCAGCACTCCAAAAGGGTTGGTCAGCAGAGATTGCCAACCAAGAGCAACCAGGCATTCAAACAGACATCAAAACAGGTTCGTTGTCTTTTGACAACAAAAACTGGATGGTGTTTCAGTATCCAAATGGCGGTGTAACGGTTATGCGCCGCTCACCAAATCAAGCAGGTTTAGGTGCCAACACTTATCGCGCAGAAATCCTTGATCCTGAAACGGGTAAAGTTGAAGAAACCGTTGTTTCACCAAGTCGGATTGCTGATATTGGCGGCAAAGTGTTGCTCGCAACCATGGCCGTATTAGCCGCCAATCCACAACTTGCAGCAAGTCTTGGTGGTGCTGAAGCAGCGGCAGCGGCGGCTGGAGAGCTTGCAGGAGCGGACCTTGCCATTGCACTTGGCGAAGGTATTCAACCTATTGCATCAACTGCGGCACAAGCTGGGGCTGTTGGCTCTAATCTTGCGTCATTAGGTGCTGGCATTGGGCTTGCCGGAACGGCACCAGGTCTGCTATCAACGATTGGCGGCGCATTAAGCGCAATACCAACATCAGCCCTTGTCACTGGCGGTCTATTGGCCGCCAACGCTGTAAGTAATGCTTTGCAGCCACGCCAAACAACGGATGCTGCCGGCAATGTGACGTACAACTTGCCACCACAAATGCAATTCCAAGGGCGCGAATACGCGCCGGCAACCGGCAATCTTTACCGCTATGGCTTTGGGCCTGAACAGGCTATGTTTCGCGGTACGGGTCCAACGTCAACGATAGGTAGAACAAGTGTCACACCAGGCGCAACTCAAGTGGCCGCGCCAGCGGCAGGATTGCCGCTTGCAACGCAAAGCCTGGCGCAACAAGGCATGACGCCATCAGGCTTGTTGGCGGCTAATGTAAACGGTCAGCAAGTACCGATTGTGCAACCCGTTGATCAGGCAACTGTTGGCTTGTTGAATCAGGGCGTGCAAGTCACGCAACCTCAAGCCTTAACGCGTGATCTTGCCGCCACAATCTTCCAAGGGTTTTTTGATCGTGCGCCAACCGAGCAAGAGATTGCTACCTTTGCGCAGTACGGCGATCGCTTCAAAACACCAGCAGAGTTTTCAACATTTTTGATGAACTCACCGCAGTACCAGGCTTATCGTGACTCATTGTTGGCTGCACGCAATCAGCCTGTTGCTCCAGCGGGGGGCGGTACAACGCAAACAGTTGTGCAACAAGCCGGCGGCGGCTCGCCAACCATTGTGAACGCACCAATGGATATGGGTTTACTTAGCAATGAATCCGTTGTATCGGGTGCAGGAGCGCCAGCATTTTCAGGTGGTTTGTTTACCGCCATGCCGACAACGAACTACATCACAAACGATCAAGCCATTGATGTATTCAAAAGCCTGACGGGTTATGCGCCAACGCAAGAGCAAGTGGCTGCGTTCAGCGGTGCTAACACGTTCACATCGCCTGATGCCTTTCGTGCTTTCCTAACAGGCACACCTGACTATCAATTCATGGCGGCGCAAGGCATGTTGCCATCAATGAATGGATTGCTGCAAACACGATGAACCTTTCAGACATTAATCATTGGCATCGATGCAAACCGTTCATTGAAGATGCGTTGCGTTACGCCAATGGAACGCATACCATTGAGGACATCGAATCAGCAATTGCCGCCAGAGCCATGCAGTTTTGGCCAGGTCAGCAATCAGCAGTCATTACGGAAATCCACGTCTACCCGCAAAAGAAGGCACTTCACTATTTCTTGGCTGGCGGGAACATGGAAGAACTCTCAAGAATGCGTCCGTTCATCGAATCGTGGGCGCATCAAATCCAATGTACACACATCACTTTGGCGGGAAGGCGTGGTTGGTTACGCACGTTTCTTGCCAATGAAGGCTACAAAGAGCAATGGACAGTCATGTCCAAGGAGTTGAAATCATGAGCAAAGGCGGATCAAGCAGCACAGGCACCACCACAACGCGCATCGAGGCCGATCCGCAACTGAAAGAGTTGGCACTGCGCAACTACGAGTTTGCGCAAAACATTGCGGGTCAGCCTTATGTGGCTTATGGCGGACCAAGAATTGCCGAGTTCACGCCAACGCAAGAAGCGGCACTTAGCAATCTTGCGCAAGCAGGCTTGCAAGGGCCGGGTGTTAGCGCCGTTGATGCAGCGCGTGACATTGCCCAATACCAAACACAACCTTTAGCGCAAGCCATGACGCAGTTTTATAACCCGTTTCAAAAACAGGTTATTGACACTGCCATGCAAAACATCGAAACGCAGCGACAACTTCAGCAGCAACAAAACGCTGCCAATGCCATCCGCGCACGCGCCTTCGGCGGTTCGCGCCAGGGCATCGTTGAAGGATTAACGAATCAGGCTGCACTCATGGCCGCAGGCCAAACCGCAGGGCAATTGGCAAGTCAAGGATTCACGCAAGCCGCGCAACTTGGTGCGCAAGACATTCAAAGCCGTTTAGCACAAGCAGGACAGTTAGCTAATCTTGGTGCGGCGCAACAGGCTATCCGCCAACAGCAAGCGCAACAGGCTTTAAGTGCTGGCGGTACACAACAAGCGATGAACCAAGCCAACTTGGATTTGGCGTACCAAGATTTCCTGCGTCAACAAGGTTATCCGCTGCAACAACTTGGCATTTTGCAATCAGCGTTATCGGGCATTCCTGCAAGCCAAACGCAAAGTCAGATTTCCCCCATCTATCGCAATGTTGGCTCATCCATTCTTGGCGGTGCATTGGCCGGTAATACACTTGGACCGTCACTCGGGTTAGGTGCTGGTGGTGGTGCTTTGTTTGGCGGATTGCTTGGACTGCTGTAAGGAAAAATCATGGCAACTTCATTTGGTTTACTTTTTGGCGGTGGCGAAGAAGAAGATGCACTTGCCAAGCTACTTCGTGCGCAAGCCCCCGGTTTAGCGGCGCAGTCTGAGCGCCAGGCGGCACTGCAAGCCGCAGCCGCGTTACTGCAAGCCGGCGGTCCGTCAAGGGCGCCCATAAGCCTGGGGCAGGCGCTCGGTGGGGCGCTACAAGCCGGGCAGCAAGGTTATCAAGCTGCACAGCAACAAGGGTTGCAGCGGGTTATGTTGAGTCAACAACTTAACGAGCAACAGCGTAAGTTACTTGAGCAACAGCAATTGTCGCAGCGTATGGCCGGGTTACGCCAACGCTTGCAGGGTTTGCCAACCGAAGTAACGCCAGCCATGGCACTTGCTGGCGGTGGCGGACCAACGCAACAGGCTGCGCAAATGGTTGGTCAACCTATACCTGAAGATACCCGCCAACAAATGAGGGCTGATTTGTTGCGAAGCGTGGCTTCAGAATTGGCGCTTGAACCTGGTGGAGCGGCACAAGCCAAGGCTTTAACCGAACTTGCACAAAACATCAGTGAAGTGCAAAAGCCGACAGTGCTTTCTCCAGGATCAAGAGCAGTTAGCGCAACAGGAAGGTTGATTGCCGAGGCGCCGTTTAAGCCAGAAGAAGAAAAGCAATTAAGTTTTGAGCAAGCGATCATGGCTAATCCAAACTATCTTGATTCTCCTGCTGGTCAAGCCGTACTTAGGATGAAAACACTACTTGCTCAAGCAGGAAAGCCGCAAACAAACATTAACGTCTCAACAGGAAAGGCATTTGGAGAGGACATTGCTAAGTCAGCCGCCAATTTAGCCGCAGGACAAGTTGAACAAGGGCAATCGGCGGCAAGCCAGATTGAAAATAGCAACCGCGTTAGAGCGTTGCTTGATCAGGGCGTGATCACTGGTTTTGCCGCTCCAGGAATATTAAAGCTAGGGCAGGCTGCACAAGCACTTGGGTATAAGCAAGATGATCCAAGAATTGCCAACACAGCAACATTGATTCCTCAACTTGCGCAACGCACATTAAACAACGCATCGAAGATGAAAGGCGTACTGTCTGATTCGGACATCTTGTTGCTCACAAAAGTATCAAACGCCGATATTTCAGTTGGCGAGGCAGCGTTGCGCCAAGCGCTAGATATTTCTGATCGCGTTGATCGTGAGGCAATCAAGCGAGGACGCAATGCGGCGCAGACAATCCTTGCAACGCCGGGTATGGAACGTTTTGCACCGCTGTATCAAATCAATGAGCCAAAGCCGTACTCTAAGCAAGTCACAGTGCAAGGCAAATCAATGACCGCCACACAAGGTACAGATGGTAATTACTATGTAACTGTTGGCGGCAAGCGTTACCGCGTAGAGGAATAAATCATGGCTGAAGCCCGACTCATACCCGTTGAGGATGATGAAGAAAAGCGCGAAGTGCGTTTGATACCCGTTGAAACGCCGCGCATAGAACGTCCGCCATCACCAACCATTGGCGAGCGAACGATTCGAGGATTTCTTGATGTTGGGCAGGGTATTAAGCAGTTGTATTTAATGGCAACTGATCCTGAAGAAGCCGCCAAGTACACTCAAAAAGTCAATAGAGATTTGGCGTTGTATGAGGCCGCAATTGGCACTGCGCAGCCGCCTAGCATTTACGGCGAGCGCGGTATGCGTACCGATGCAGGACCGGCGGCAGACATTCCGCGCATGGTTGGCAATGTCATGGCAACTGCGCCCGCCATGCTCATACCCGGTGGCCGCGAGTTGACGCTTGGAGGCATAACGGCGCGGACACTTCAAGGCGCCTTGCCAGCCGCAGCGATGTACAGCGAAGCAGGAACGCCGGAATCTAAACTTGCGCAAACGGCAACAGGCGCCGTTGCCGGTGTGGTGGCGCCCGAAGTAGTAAAAGGCGCAACGCGTCTTGTGTTAGGCACAAAAGATGTGGTTGGCGGCATGGCCCGCCAGGCAGTAACGATGCCGCCAGCCCAAGTGCGCGTTGAGATCAACAATTACATCAAATCACTTGATCCGCAGGCTGACATTTCGCAACTTACGGCAACGGCGCAAGCGCGATTGGCTGAAGGTGCAAAGCAACAGTTACGCGCTACAGGAAATCTTGATCCGGCATCATTGATGCGCCGTGAAGATTTTGAAAAACTAGGTATGCCATACACAGCAGGGCAAGTTACGCGTGATCCAAGGCAATTTGCTATGGAGCGCAACTTAGCCGCCATTGAGCAATCAGGCCAACCATTGCTTGACATTTTTACGCAGCAACCGCGTTTGTTTCGCGAACGGCTTGAGGCAATACGCGGCCAGGCGCAACCGACGCCATTGGCAACGGGTGAAGCTGTAACAGGCGCAATTGGTCAGCGCGTTGATCGTAGCGGTATTTTTGGTGCGTTAGGTGCTGACATTGACGCGGCTTACAACGCAGCGCGTGGATTGCCAGGCGCAAAGGATCAAATACCTTTTGGCGATTTCCGCCAACGCATTCAAGCAACGCTTGATGACTTTGAAGACGTTATCCCTGCACCCGTTAAGAAGAGAATTGATCAGTTTGCTATTGGCGGTGAAGCCGGACGCC